ACATACATTGAACGCGGGCGTCCTTCCCCGAGCTTGACGCGCAAATGTTTGTCTGTTTCGCACAGGGCGTTCTGGATGTCGGACAGCTCTATGCGGGGGACCCAGGGAGCCCTCCAGCGGTCCTGCTCCCCCCACAGGGTGAGCATCTCCTCCAGCCCCTGGGCCTGTTTCAGGGGATAGTCCACGGGACGCCCGGAGAGGCGGTTGAGCCCCCGGCGGGAGCCCGGCCCGAGGGCTGCCCACGTGTTGATGTCCGGGGCGTCCCGGAGGTAGCGGCTGTGGCGCATGTCCACCACCACCTGGTACGCCATGAACGGCCCCCAGCCGATGTAGTGGGGCTGTTGAAAGCGCTCCCAGACGCCCTGGAGGGCGGGCTGTCCGTCATCGTGGTTCACGCCCCTCAGATGGCGTTCCCAGCCCTCACGGTCCGCCCAGAGCCGCCCAAGGACAATCCGGGCGATGTACTGCTGCTTGGTCCAGCTGTACCACTCCGCCTTCTGGTTGCTCTCCGCCCGGATCATGTAGGCCCCGGTGTAGACCTTGGCCCCGGTCGCACTCCAGTGGTCCAGGGCGTTGCCCAGGGCCTCGGGGGAGAAGGCAAAGTGGGGCAGGCCCTGACCCTCGTTGTTGGGCCAGGCGTTGAAGTCGCACTTGACCTCGCCCCGGTTCATGAGCCACTGGAGGGTGGGCGGCCAGTTGATGTACCGGGCAATGGCCAGCATCATCCAGAGGTCCGGGTGGTCTGCGAACGGGACCTGGATGTTGCGGTGGATCCACTGCGTCACCCGGTCCAGCTCCCGGAACACGTTGCAATATCTGTACCGCTGGAGGTTCTCATCTTCAGTGAAGGAACCACTTGGACGCGCAGCAAAGTGGTTGGGGTCAGCCTCCTCCAGGTCACAGTCCTGCGGCACCCAGAGGTCCGCCGGGTCCGCCCCGGCCCGAAGCTCCTTGCGGATGTAGATGGCGTGGCGCTCGTTAACAAAGCCCCAAAAAGGTTCACTGTTCATCACGCGACCACCTGCCGTGCTACAAAGTCCAGCAGGTCCTGCTGGGCATGGTCGTGGCGGAGAGTGAGAGTGCGGATGCCCGCCGCCTCAAACTTTGCGCGGGTCGCATTGATGGACTTGACCTTGTCGGCCACGAGGTCCTCCTTGATCTCCCGCTCGCCCCGGTCGGTGTCCCGCTGACGCTCCCGGATACGCTCCAGGCACAGCTCCAGCGGGGTGTCGAGGTATGCGACCACTGGCTCATGATCTGGATAGTCAAAGCGTTTGAAGAACTCCAGCCAGGAGCCAGCCACGGTTGATGCCAGGACGCCCTCGCAGATGATATGACGTGGACCCTGTCCGGCCTTTCCCTCCCAGCGAGCAGCGGCCTCAATCGCCTCCTGCTGGAGGCCAAATGTCTTGATGGTGTCCATGCCCCCACAGCCTGTGCTGTACTTGCCCACGGCCAGATATCCGCCCGGGGTCCCCCAGCCCTCAACAGAGCTGCGCCGCCCCGGGTCGCGCTTGGTGGGGTTGTCGTACCAGACCAGGTCAACCGGCTGGGCCTGGGGTGTGATGAGGGCTCGGGCCAGCGTGGTCTTGCCGCTGCCGTTGGTCCCCCGAATGTTGATAATCATGTCGGCGCTCCTTGGGTGCTGTAGGTTGTGAGGAACTGGAGTTGTTTTTGGTCTCTATACCCCTCCAACCAGGCATCGTGTTTCTCGTCACCTCGGGGGAACGGGTTGTCGCTCCGGGACTTCCCGGCCCGGCGGGCACCCCGGCCCTCCTCATTGGCCTGAGACAATGCTGCGCTCATGTCGGCTCCTCCAGGTGTTCTGCGTTGAAGGCGTCCCGGAACTCAGCCCAGTCAGCCTCGGACATCACCAGCGTGCCGATGCCGGCAAACGTCTGGCGGGGGTTGGGGGCAACGAACACGCGCACGTGGACGTGACCACCCTTCAGGATGTATCGGGTGCGGAAAACCATTTGATGTGCTCCATTTCTAGGGTTGTGGTCCCCGGAGCCTATCCCCGGGGACGGGGCCGGTCAAGCGGCAGGCGTTGGGTAGCAGCTGAGCAGCTCGTGGCCGCCCCACAGCTCCAGCTCCTCCCGGTGGTGGGCGGTGTCCTTCCCGATCCAGTAGTGACCGTTGCGGGCTGACTTCCACTTACACAGGACGGTCTCAACCTCCTGGACGTTCACCTTGCGGTCCCCCGCCGGTGGGGCATCCTGCCCCGCGTATGCGCGCAGGAGGTGCTCTGTGACGCCCTGTGGGGAGAGGTCCCCGAGGAGCGGCCCAGCCATCTCTGCGCCCTTCCTCGGGTCGCGGTACATGGAGGTGATCGTGGTTGGGAAGTCAACCGGGACGCCCAACACACGGTCAAGCATGTCCGCTGCCTTGAAGGCAATCCACGGCCCGAACTGCGGCCAGCTTGTGACCTCCAGCTCAACGGACCGGAGGTTGATCTGCCCCGGGAGGTCCTCCAGGCTCATCACTGCGTCCTCGGGGCGGGGGAAGCGCTCCCGGAGCCAGGCCACGCTGTCAACGCACTTCTGACCGCGCCAGTGTCGGCGCTCTGCTGCCCTGGGCCACCGCTCCGCCGGGGCAACCTTCAAGGCAGCTGGGCCGGTCGCGTTCCCGTTCTCTGCGGCCACGTCAAGCCAGTCCCAGAAGCTCACAGCGCTCGTGCGGGAGGCGAGGAATGAGCTGGCCCCCACACTGTAGCAGCACCAGTATGCGAGCATGTAGCGCCGCACCCAGTCCCGGCGCTCCTGCCCCCCGGCCTGGATGTAGCGCCAGAGCCCCGTGTACAGGGGGTCATGGTCGTGGGTGGTGATGAGCTCCCGCCCCCAGGCCACCGGGTCATCCAAAAGGTTCTCACCAGGTTTCATCGGGCATTGTTGGTCCATCTTTCTCATCTCCTTTTCTCTGGCAGCTGGAGCAGGTATGTTCCCACCCATCTGCGGTCTTGTCAAACTTGTAACCCTCAGAAGCGGCTGCCTCCCGGGCCTCGTCAAAGTCCTCTCCCTCAACGTAATCACTGCAGTGGTCGCAGTGGATGAGGACGGCCCCGTGTTCCCTTTCAATTGCCATCTCAATCCTCCTGTGAAGCTGCCCAGGAGAGGAACGCCAGCAGGGCCGGGTTGTCTCCAAGGAGCGTGATTGTCCAGGACGCAAAGAAGCTCACCATGAACTCCTCTGGGTACTGGTCGTCAGCGGCACCGGGGAGCGCATGGAGCGCCCCGATGTCGAATGCGGCGTGGAGGCACTCGTGCCACAGCGTCTCGGCTGCCTGTCGGTGACCCTTGGTGACGTCCACCTTGATCTCGTTGTTGACGTGGTCGCACTCGCCGTATTTATGCTCAGCCGCTGCCACCTCGGGCTGCCAGACGGCCACCCGGTAGCGCTTCCAGCCCACCTTGACGTGCTTTGGGAACGGGGGCATCATGTCGCCTCCTCGCAGCGGGCCCAGGAGCCGGGACCGGCCCCCGCAACCACGGCGTCCCCGATCTGCTGAACCCACTCACAGCTCTCAAACTGCGGGAAGGCGCGGCTGGTCTCCTCGCAGCCCAGCGGGCCGCAGAGGAACAGGGTGAGGATGACGCCGCTCATGGCTGGGCCTCCCGGTCATAGGCTGACTTCCTGAAGTCACTCATGCGGTTGGACTTGGCCGCACCGAACAGGAGCGAGCCGCATGCCCCCCGGCCCTCCGGGTCGCTGTCTCCGCAGGACAGGCAGCCCGAGGGCGGACACTCTGCGACCTCAGCAAACGGAACGGCAGTGTCCATCCGGGTGAACATGGGGACACGCTGGCCATGGCACTGGTCCGCCGTCAGGAAGTCCGCCCCCACTGAGCGGGTCTTTTTGGAGTTGAGGGTGCCATCCTCCGCCCGGTCTGTGTACATGTACTCATAGCAGGTTGCGTAGGTCATCCCGAGCTTGGTGGCGACGGGCTGGAGCCTCCGGTGGGCCTCCAAGCGCCACTCCTCGTCAACACACTTCTGGCCACCCATGTTGTCCACGAACAGGGACTCAAACACACCGCCCCGGTTGTCCCCGAAGCGGGCCTTGATCCTCTCAACCATGGTGCCAGCCCAGGCATACCCGGCCTCCACGAACTTGACGATCACGTGGTTGTTCCCAACCTCCGCCAGCATGTGGAACAGATGCTCAATCTCCTCAATGCTGGTCACGCCCGGGATGACCGGGTTGACCTGGATGGAGGTATATATGCCCTGCCGCCGGAGCTCAGCCACCTCCTCAATGTGGTCGAGGAGTGGGAGCGCTCCCGGGCTGAGCTTCTTCCAGTCCTCCGGGTCGCAGGTGTTGAGGGACTTCTGGGCGTAGCTGTAGCCGTTCCTCTTCAGGATGTCGAATGCCCAACCAGGGTAGCGCATCCGGCTCAAGAAGAACACAGGCAGGCCCCGGTCGGTGAACGCCTCAGCGCCCCGCTGGGTGTTGTGGTACACGTCCTCAAGGGGGAGAAACGGGTCAGTGAAGCTGCTGAAGTATCCGGCGCTGGCTGTCTTCATCCGGTCCAGTGACTTGGCGACGTGACCCCCGAAGTCGATGGGCACCGTGATGAGACCACTGCCCCGGTATCCCTTGACCCCGCTGTTGATGTAGCAGAAGGCGCACCCAACGGTACAGAAGCCCCCATATGGCTCAGTGAGGATCGCGTCAGACATGCAGGGGCGCTCCCGGGAGGTCCCGCCGGTTGGACCCTTGCCCTGGTACCATCCCTGGAGGGGCTTGCCGTTCTCCAGCCGGAGGTGGGGCGCATAGCTCTTGCCGTTGAAGCCGATGTACACCCGCACGTCTTTGTCCTTTTCTGCGCCGCGCATCATCGCCACCCGGGCGGAGCGGGACTTGGCAACCATCCCGGTGAGGGGGTCCTCATGCTCCTCAATTGGCCCAAGGAACTCCCGCATGTCCGGGTCCGGGCGCATGAAGAACTTGTATGCCTCCTGCGCCGGTTCATTGCTCTGGCCCATCAGCCACTGTTCTTCAGATTGCACGTCTTTTCTCCAATTCGGTTGTTCCATCCCCAAGGGTGATCCGGGGGACTGTGAAGCCAAGGTTGCGGAGGGCCGCAGCCAGGGCAAACGGGTTGGTGGCATCCAGGGACGTGGCCTGTAGGTGGCCCTGGACCTTGCGCCGCTGGTTCTCCTCCGCCGTCACCACCTCAATGTGGCGGGGGCACACGCAGAGGGAGAAGCGGCAGGTGTGGTCGCGGTGGTGGCCAGTCGGGCAGGGCTGCCCCCCGAGGACCTCTGAGGAGAAGCGGTGGGCCCTCACCGTCCGCTTCCCGAGCCTAAATGAGCCATACCACTTCCTGTTACCCTTACCCCGGGAGCGTCCGCCGGTCCAGAACCAGCAGCCGTTGGGGAGCTTCTCAACGTACCCCATGAAGCGGTCGATGTCCTCTGGGCGAGCCTTCAGCATATCAGATCCTCACCGGGATGAGGAGCTTGGAGTCAGTGACCGGGAAGGTGTGCCAGCCAAGCCCCAACAACTCCCCTGTCAACGGGTGCCTCGGGCTGTCCTCCTCCGGGAGGAATGGGAAGTGGGCCTCAAGGGTCCTCTCCCCCAGCGGCAGGTCATAGATGTCGTCAGGCCTGACGAGGGCTCGGGCTCCGGCAATCTCGGGCATATGACCGCAGTACTCAGCATCATCCAACATCCCGCTCACCCTATGTTCCACATGAGGGCCTCGCCCCACTTGTCGCGTCCCTCCGCCATCCACCAGCGGAATGCCTTGAGGTCATAGTAGGCGTTGGCAGGCCAGGGCGGTGTCGGGCCGGGCCGGGCCTGGTCCTTGTAGTTGTAGCGCTCGTTGATGAACGTGATCCGGGTGTCCTCAAACGTGGTCATACCGGACATCTTAAGCATGTACTTCAGGGTGGCCCCCTCGGGCTTGTTATACCCCTGATGGAGGATGAAGCGGGGGCTCAGCCCGGCCTCGTGGAAGCCGGTGATGACGCCCGCAGCGATTGTCCCGGAGCTGATTGGGATGAACACCGGGTGGTGGGCGCAGAAGGTCCCAACCTCGGGCCGGGCCTCCAGCGTCCGCCTCACCTCAGCCGCCGTCTCGGTGATCATCTCCGGGAGCTTGAGGGCGTTGGGCATCATGTAGCTGTCGTTGACTTTGGCGAGGTCCGCCTTGGCCTGGTGGAACAGGTGCCAGCTTGGTCCCGCCGGGAGCGGCTGGAGCTGCGCCCCGAGCCCCATGGAGTGCGTCTGGGCCGCGTGCGGCCCGGGGTCCCTCTTGTACCGGGGGTAATAGTTGACGCAGGTCTTGCCCAACAGGGAGCAGGCCTGCGCCACCGCGTGGCCTGCCTGGGAGTGGTAGGTGTCCAGCACTCCAATGATCTCCTCCGGGCGGTCCCGGATGTGGGCGAACACGCCCCGCGTCTTGCTGAAGGGCGGGCCGGGCGGTGGACAGCAGAGGTCCTCCCGCTTAACCATCAGGCCAAACTCGCTGAGGTGGTCCTGGACGGGGGTGTTGTTGACTAGCATGGGTGCTCCCTTTCTCTCACAGAGCCTATCCCCGGGTGCACCCCGGGGCAAGCCATTTTTATTTGAGCGCTGGCTGCGCAGTCTTGGACACCTGGTCGTCAATGCCGATCTCATCCGCCTCGCGCCGCCCGGCAAAGTAGGCATTCTGGTTCTTGTTAGCCCAGCGCCGCTTGAAGGCGCTCTCCCATTTGCGCTCCCACTTGGCGTGGTCCCGGGCCTTGGCAGCGTCCTCAGCCTCCCGGTCCTCCTCTGTGAGGTTGGCGCGGCGCTCCTCCTCCTGGCGCTTGTACTCAGCCCGCCGGGCCTCGCACTCTGCGCGGCGCTGGGCTGCCTCACCGGGCTCCCACCCCATGCGGTGCTCAAGGTTGGCGTCTGCCTCAGCCTGGGCGAAGTCCTCCATGACGACAACCAGCGCTCCGCTGCCCGAGGAGGTGGCTTGAGCCTCCCTCTGGGCCCGGGATCCAGCTGACTGCTCGGCCAGTTTCTCCTGGTGGCGGTCCCGCAGGCGCTCCGCCAGGCGCTGGGCTGCCCCCTCTTTGAAGCTCACGGCCCAACGGCTCAGGCGCTGTGAGTTGCTCTCCAGGTGGGGCGTGACGATCCGCTCCAGGGAGGCGTTGAGGTAGTCAAACATGTTGGCGACGGCTGCCACGTTGGCCTCCCGGCCAATAATCGTGTAGCCTGTGTCGATGTGTCGGTTGCCCCGGCGCTCGCTGTCCACGAGGACGGCGCAGAAGTTGGTGTCTGCGATGGTGGACATGATGCTCTGCTGGTACTTGTACAGGGCCTTGCCCTTGAGGCCTGACCGGAGACGGTTGGAGCCCTCCCCGCCTGACTTGCCGCTGGCCTCCAGCTGGGCCATAGACAGGTTGTTGGTGGCCATGATCTCCCGGGCCTTCTCCATGGCCACGCTGGCCTCGCCCTCGGTGGCTCCGCCGTCCTTGGCGAGGTTCATGAGCTTGCGGATTTTGTCGAGGGTCTTGCGGTCGATCTGGGCGGTCATGGGGTTCTCCATTTCTAGGTTGTCTGGTGGGTGGCGAGGGGAGCCCGGAGGCTCAACCCTTCTTTGCCATGGGCTTGTGGGCGTGCGGCTTGGACATGCCCTCGGGCAGCACGAGGTGGTAGCAGTCTGCGTCCCCGCGCTTGGTGGTGCGGATGCCGTAACCCTTGATCTTGTTCACGTCCCAGTTGAGACCGGACTTGACGGTGACCTCCAGCCAGGGCTTTGCGCCGCCGGAAAGGGCCTTGAGAAGCTCCTCCATGGTCGCGCCCTGCTCCCGGCTGAGGAAGTCAACGAGGATGGACTGCTTGGAGCCCTCCCGGCAGGGGTAGGCTGCGGACTTGGGGGCGAGGTTGATGCCCGTCCCCCGGCGTGGGCCGGTGGCCTTGGCTGCGGGAGCTGGCTTGGCGTTCTCCGCCCGAAGCTCTGCGAGGTCCACGAGGTTGGCCCAGAGGCGCTTGGCTGCGACGGCCTTGGTGCTGAACTTATTGACCGGGACGGTGTTGCTGTCCAGCTCCAGGGCGGTCGCGTTGTAGAGGGC